CCACATTGATTTGCCGAGCTTTTGGACTTCTGCAACTATTTCTTTGTCTTCTTGCCAATTCTCAGAATGTGTCAGTTCGATGATTCGTTTCATTGCTGCTTTCTTATCCACGCTCATTCCTCCAATCGATGGATTTCCCTTCTTAAATTTTCTATGTGCAAATCGATTGCCTTCCTCGCCGTTTCATTGACCATCACTGCCTTTGTCCGTTCCAGATCGTCAATCTCACGCTGAATGTTTCGAATACGCATTTGAATCACTTCTTCTGTTGTCATGACGATCCCTCCACGTATCTAAACGTTCTCTTCTTAACGTCTGTGTATCCACACCTAGCTCTTTTTCTCACGATTTTCTCGTGCAAGCCTGTGAGACTTGCTAACTGTTCAGCTGTCCCTGTCACTAGAAGTTTGTCACCGTGCCAAATTGCGATTTTTCGTGGTCTTGGCTTGTTGCTCTTGTCTGCCCACATCGCTCTTCCAAGCCTCATCACTTCTGAAGCAGCTTCTTTGTCATTTTGCCAATCTTCTGAATAAGTCAATTCGATAATTCGCTGCATTGCCGCTTTCTTATCCATCCCGACGTTCCCCTTTCAATAATTTGAGTACTTGATCAAGTGCGCTCTCACGTCCACCATGGAACGTGTTGAGCCACTTGTCTTCGTACGAGGCGCTTTGTCTTAAAGCTTCTTGATGCATTAGTTCGATCTGTGCTGTAAATGTTTTTAGATCCATCTGATTACACCTGCTCAAGTTCACTAAGATGTTTTTGCAATCCTTTAACGCAATCAACAAATAGTAATTTTGTATAAGCTAAATTTCTTAATTGTGTTGCATCGATATAAAGTGCGAAATAGTATCTGAGTTTACTCCAACTTGAACGATCATTCTTAATTCGTTCGATTCCAGCTTCATCAAGTTGTTCATAAACGTCTCTCAGAATCTCTATTTCCTCACCAGTTTTATACTTTGCTATTTCATTAATTAGTTCTAGATAATCGATTTTCAATTTTCCACCTCTTAGAATGGTGCTTTTGATTGTCTATTAGCTCGTTCTAGCGCTTTTTTCTTAAGATAGGCTTCTTGGTCGATTGCCCACTCAGGAAGCTTCTCTCGTCTCCCTGTGCGCTTGTATCCACTGCTTGCGCTCTTAGATTCATTTTTTTCTTTTCTTGCCCAGCTTCGAATAGTTGCCAAATAGTTTTTATAAGTCTTACCAGATGATTCACAATACTCAGATAGCCGTTCTATTCGTTCTTGATAGTCATTAGGGAATTCTATTTTGAGTTTCTCCATCTGCTCATCTGACAAAAGCACATTTTTATACTCTCCGTATTTATGACGGATAGGCTTAGCCTTCGATTTTTTCGAAGGCGGTAACTCTCTTATATATTCTTTTGTATTATTAAATGTATTATTAAAAGATGTATTATTATCTTTGACTTTTTCGTCAATAGGGGTATTGCGTTTTTCGTCAATAGGGTATTGATTAATTCGTAGGTACCTATTGATTATTTGATTGGTACCCTCTTTGTAAATGATTTCCCGATTCAAGTATCCAAACTTAATCAAATCACTTACCCATCGCGATATGGTCTCTTTATTCACACCATATAAATCTGCAAAGTACTCATTGCCTGCCCAACAAAAGCCTCTTTCATTACACAAGGCCGTTATCTCTCCGTATAACAACTTAGTATTTGGTTTAAGTCTTTTGTCGTACCTTACGTTGGCTGGTATAATCGCATAATAACTTCGATGTTCTGTCATTTTTACCCTCCAATATTTAACTTTTTGATTGTTTCCTGGTTTAATTTGATCCCTTTGATTTGATATTTATTTTTGAAATTAATCACACCTATTTTGTGCTTCTCTGTGTGATGGATTCTGCAGAGTGCTGCAAATGTGTACTCTGAATGATCAACTTCTTTGCGCTTTCGTCTTCCTAGCGCTTTGTCAAAGTGATCGATGTCAGCTCCTGTTTTACCACAGATGCAACAAACTCTTTTTGTAATGCATTTGTAGAAGTAATATTCTTGATTCGCTGGTAAAATCTCATAGCCTTCTTTGAAAGGAATATGATGTTCAAAGATGAAATCTAAGATGATATTTGCTAAGATATTGGCATCACTCACGGTTGTGCTCGATTCGTCTTTGAGGCTTATTTCGCGTCCTGTGACACCTTCAAAACGGAAGTAGAAGAATTCCTTCCAGAAGTCCGTTGGCATGCCTGTATCGATAAAAATATCGCCTATCAGCGCATAGATGAAGTTTCGTTGCTGTACGGTGAAACGTCTAGGATCAATAAAACGAATTTCAATGACTCGATCGCCATCGTAGCCGTCATACATCGTCTTTAGTCGATCAATGTTCACTTCTTCATTGATCGTTGCACCTATGTCTTTTCCTTTGAACTTTTTCAGAACCGCTGAATATGAATCGATTAATGGTTTAAACACTCATATCACTTCTTATCTAATTCTTTTCTCTTAGCTGCTATTGCTCGCTCCATCAAGGCACATTGCTCATAGCTTAACTGTTCAATAGTTTCAACGTTATCAGCTAAGAGCCCTAATTTATCTGTCTGCTCATTAACATATTCGATTAAGGTTTTGGTCATATCTTTACCCATCTGCTCATTGAAAGCTTCTAGAATCGTCTCTAGCATGCTTAATTTCTTTGTATCGATTCTAGGTGGTGTTGGAATATCTTCCCCTTGAAATACATATAATCCCAGTCCGTGTAGAGCCAATGCTTTCACAAAGCATCGCTTCAATGAGTTATTGATTTGCATAGCATTTGGTTTAACAACTGGTTGGTTTCGATAATCTAAAACAGGAAATAACTCTGTTTCCGTATGTCCTTTAACCGTTACTGAGACAGATACATAAGTCCCTGTTTCATCCATAAGAAAAGGTTTATATTCCTCAACAAGAAAGTCTTGATGAGTTCCAGAAACAACCCTGTAGTGTTTATACTCATTAATAGTTACCGTTGCCTGTGGATCATTCTTTTTCATAATCTCCCACGCGTGAGCCCAAGATAAATAATCAAAATTTCCTTTTTTCTTGAGAATTTTATTTAACTTACGACTAAAAAGTTTTTCAAAGTTCGTTGTCCCTTTGATTTCACTCATCAAATTCTGCCTCCATTTCAGCAATGTATTTCTTACCTGATCCGTAATAAGAGATATCAATCAAGTTATCTCTGTCGTACTCTTCTAGTGCATCAATCAAGCCATCTTCGATGACATAGATGTATTCAGGTTTTCTTGGCTGCTTCCATAGATGGATAAGGTAGACATGTCCCCAAATACTCACAAAATTGCCCAAATCGTCTTGATCACATGCTAGTTCTTCATTCGTCAAAAGATTTCGTCTGATTTTTCGATTGTTTGTTTCCTTGATATTCGATTTGCCCCAACTAGGATCAGTCAAATATTGATCTAGAGTGGAAAGTTCATTTTCCATATGTTAAAATCTCCTTAGATGTATTTTCTTTGTGACTCTATGCTTGCCGGCGGAGTCACTTTTTTATTTGTTGCCATGCTTTTTGCTTTTCGATATGTTGCTTGCTTAAAATAATAGGACGGCTATTTGCCCACCAATTATCAGCAATTACTTTACCGATTTTTAGCGCTTCTTCTCGTGCCATAGTTGCTCCTTTCTTTTGAATCAAGCAGATTGATTAAAACCATCAATGCTGCGAACAAGCTTCCTCCGATAATACTTTGGTGCGCTACAATCACTAATAACCCCAAAATGAATCCTATAAAAAGTGTGTCTGTCTTCTTCATAATCTAATCTCCCTATTTTTTATTTCTAGCATTCTCAAATCCTCAAGTTCAGAAGCAATTAGTTCAGCTTGTCTATCTGATAGCTCATCGGCTTTTCTAAGCGCTGCACGGTCATCTTGTAATTGTTTCCTGCGTTGTTTAATCAAACCGAGAATTTGATGTTCTTGTTGCAATGTGTAGGACATAAAATCATTCTCCTTTGCCTTTAGAACTCAAAGTTTTCTTTCAAAAATCTTTGGAGTTCTGATCGTTCAATTCTGATGTCTAACTTGCTCCACTGCTGTGTTTTTAAGCCTAAGTTTATCCAATGTGTTAATTTGTCATCACCAATGCCTAAAACTTTTTTTACCTCTGATTTGTTTGGATATGGAGGAAGCTCCACTGACTTGTTCATTACCTTCAGTCGTTCATCAAGTGCATCTAAAACCTTTCTTACTATTTGTTCTGTCAACTCATCTGCTATCAATTCATCTGGTACTGTAATCTTCATCAAATTTTCCTCCTAATATTTTTGTTTACTTTTTACTCTGAAAATAATCAACTTGCTTCCTTCAAAACATCTGAAGGAGACAATATTTTTACACGATATTTATTTGCGTCTTTCCATTTTAAAAACCAAATAAAAGTATGGTAATGAATAAATGTGGTTGAATGTCCTGGACGAACAATTCCTTCTGAAAATTCAGGAATTGTTTCCATTTCCTTGCAGTATTCAACTAAAGTAGTTTTTGACATGCCGTGGAACTTCTCCAAGATCAAACTTTGACGATACCAATCGTCTGGGTTTGCTGCCTTCTCAGTAGCTTCTATCAACTCCGAAAGCGTTGGTTTTTTCATTTCGTTTTCCTCCTCTACAATTCGTACATAGTGATAATCGAATCTATAATTCTGTTTGCTTCTGCAGAAGTCTTTTTACCGTTTAAAATTAAAGATAAATAGCTTTTACTAATTCCAAATCTTTCAGCAAGCATGGTGTAAGTTAAGAACTTCGAACTTTCGACATATTCTTTGATTTTTTCTCTATCTCGTTGAGTGATTTCTGCAATGTCAGTCATACTAAAACTCCTTTCTAACAAATTTCCTCTAAATCCATTTGAGGGTAATAGCCCTCTGCGATTAATAAGTTGTAAATAAACACTCGCCCTTTCTGTGTCCATTTGGTATTCATTACAACTTTAGTGCCGCCATCGGCTTTCGGAATCTCACTTGTGTGCGATTTTGTGTATCCTTGGTTCATATGTTTTCGGTAAAGTATCCATTGTCCGCTAACTTTATGTTGAACACCTAACTCGTTAAGCAATTTGTTTAGAGCAATTGCCGACATTCCGTAATCAGCTGCAATTTGAGAAGTCGCTACCGTATCTGTCGATGAAAGAATCGTATCTAAGTAGCTAATCTTTGGTTCGTACTCGGCAATTTGTTGTTCGAGTAATTGGTTCTTTTCTTCTAAATCTGCTGCTAAACGCAATGCTTGTGCAAAACTTTGAGGTACATTTGAATAGCTACCTGTTTTTCTGATTGTTGGAAGGACTTCTTCCATTACCCAAGCCTCAAATTTTTCAGCGCTTGGTAAGTTCGATTTGATAATCAAGCGGTAAACATCTGATTCTGGAATAACTTTGAAAGATTGGCGACGACCTAGCGAATCGCTACCCCATGTTTTTACGGCTTTTTTACAATGTTTATTAGTAGCATCGCTCGGGTTTTTGTATCCTAATGTTTTAGCGACATCATTTGCTACGAAATACGGAATGTCATTTTCTAGAAACGTCCGAACTTCGTTTTGTTCGAAATTGAAAATTTGTGGTGTGTTCATTTTTTCATTCCTTTCTTTGGTATAATTTCCTTATCAGTGTGACAGGCTGAAATAATTGATAAGGAGGTGGCAACTTTGAAAGACTATAAATTGGATTTCCAGTCTGAATTGCCCATAGAGTTCGTAAATGAATTCAAAATTGAGGCGCCAGATAAAACTCGTACATTATTTACTTTCAACCACGATATGATTCTTCAAGAATTCGAAGATGATACTGTAATATGCGTTGCTCGTGATAGTGAGTTTTTAACTATCTATTCGAACCGTAAATTCAATCAGACAATACCGGTACGAAGCAAGAAGGTTATTATTTATTTTGAGGAATAAGCTTTCCTTCACCCGTCTGCGGATCATATTCTATTTTCGATTCTGGATGTTTGCGTTTAGTGTGCTCCTTGCTACTTCCGATAGCTTGGAGCAATTCTGCTATTTCTTGTGGCTTTGCTTCAATGCTAATTTTCATGTTGTTACCTCCTTCTCTGGTATACTCACTGTAGAAAGTGAGGTGGATCTATGAGTAGAAAAACCAGTGTTAAAATCAGTGGCGACCTTGAAAAAATCATAAAATCCGAAGCAAACAAGATTTTAAAAAAGGGCGTCGATTATACTTGTCCTTCCTGTGGTAAAAAAATTAAAATATCTAATGGAAAAAACAAGTGTAAATATTGCGGAGCTGAAATTGATTTCAAAGGCAAGGTTTAGTCCTGCTTAATCTCAATTTCAAATTCCTTTGAAGCCAATTCGTCTGCCAACGTTTTGGCTTCTTTTAATAACTCAATATATCTTTCAGCTTTTTTTGTTGCATCATCAATTCCGATTATTTCTACAGTTATTAATTCGGTTTTTTTATTTTCCATCTATTTCTCTCCTTTCTTTTATATTCGTAAACAAATTTAACAACTATTTTCTAAATTTGATTGACAAAGCATAGAGTTTTATTCTATACTTTGTACATAGTTAAATAAGACATATAAACATTGATTTTAAAAGCTTTCTTGGCGGTTGGCGTTTAATAATCAAAAGTGTTTTTTGTTGTCTTTTTAGTTGTTAAATTTGTTTACAAGAACAAGTATAGAGTTTTAACTCTAATTTGTCAATAGGTAAATAGAGTTTTATTCTATATTTTTTCTTGTCAGTCTAGAAAGGTTGACATATCAATGAATCCATACGAAAAAATAAAAGAATTAACAAAGCAAAACGGAATATCTGTAAGAGAATTAGAAAAAAGATTGGGATATTCAAATGGATATTTCAGTAAATGGAAATCAGTATCACCAAACTCCGAAGGTTTGGCAAAAGTGTCAGATTATTTTGGTGTTTCTATAGACTATCTTCTAGGAAGAGAGAAAAAAGAGGCCCCTAAACATGTGGATTTATCAGAAGACGATACTGTTTTTTCTTTTGACGGAAAAGAAATATCTAAGGAGACAATGCGTAAAGCGATTGCAATTGCTAAAGCTTTAGAGGAAAATGAATAGTTGGAGTGATGGTTTGTATGTATTTAAAGTTGAAAGAAATGCTGAGTGAGTATAATTTAAAATTGATCTATATGGAAATGGAAGAACCAGGTTTTTATTATCCAAAACCAAGAATAGTATTTTTGAATGAAAAACTACACGAAGACAGTTCTGAAGCTTTTCATTTAGCCCACGAGCTCGGTCATTTCATTGCTTCACATTTTGAATATTCAGTACTGTACGATAACTCTACAACTTTTCATTCAAAATTCGAAACTGAAGCTGATAAAATTGCAATTATGATTTTACTAAATATCTTTATTGAGAACGAACTGACTGATGAAACTCAGTTCAAATTAGAAAATTTCATGAAGTTCTACTCTATCAATAATAAGTTAAGAACAGAATGTTTTAATGTTTGCCAGTCATATTTCAAGAAAAAATACTCTTATGCACAGTAAAAAAAGCCCGTGCTGCAACACGGACTTATGAGAGCGACTTCATTTAAAAAGTCAAATCTATTTTACCATAGAAATGGAGAGTTAGGATGGAAAAAAATTTAGGTCAACATATTATTACATGTAAAAATTGTGGCAGTAACAGAGTTTCTGTAACGTCCCCTAGATCAAATGGTTGTATGCTTTTTTTTATAGGACTAATGCTTCTAAGTTTCGGCTTTTGGATTCCTATAATTGGATGGTTAATAATGATTCCTTTAGGAGGAATAATGATGCTATTATCTTTTTTTGTTCCTTTATTACAAAAAAATTATAGCGTGACGTGTAAAGCCTGTGATAATAAGTTTGAAGTTTCTAAAAAACAATACCAAAAATACATTAAAGAAATTAAGTAATAATAAAACACGCCCCACCGTCCAGAGTAAGAGCGTGCTTTTAGAAAACAAACCTATATAGGTCTATTTGTTATGCCTATTATAGCAAATGATAGGAGATGTTAAAAGTGTGGGTTGAACAAACCAAAGATGGGCGATTCAAGTTTATTGAAAGATATGTAGATCCTTATACAGAAAAAACACGGAAAAAATCTACAACACTTACAAGTAATTCACCACAAGCGTGGAAAAAAGCTCAGAAAATTCTAGATAAAAAAATTAAAGAAGCACTCGAAGATTACAATAAATCAGATATCACTTTTGGTGAGCTGTATAAAGAATGGTATGAATATTATAAGCAGCATGTTAAACGTACTAGCTATTTGAAGGTTCCAATGATGATGAAACATGTTTCTAAGCACATAAGCGATGATACGATCGTTAGAAACATTGATGAGACACTCATTAATAAGATAATTGAAGATATGTATACGTTTGGTGACCTCTCACTGAACTACACAAAACAAACAAAAACAACTCTATCTGTTATGCTAAACTATGCAATCGATAGAAAATACATTCAAAGAAACCCTGCGCTAGCAGTTAAAATCCATCCTAAAAAAGTGGAAGAAGAAAAAAGAAGGCTTTCTATGAATAAAAAATATCTGGAGAAAGAAGAAATTGATCAAATACTGAAACAGCTATACTCCAATCCTCGCAGAAAACTACACGGCATAATAGCTGAGTTTCTATATTTAACTGGTTTGAGATATGGGGAATTGCTAGCTTTGCAAATGAAGGACTATGAGGATGGGAAAATTTCCATTAATGGGACCTTAGATTACACATCTGTGAAAATGGATAATGCTATAAAAACAACTCCAAAAAATACTTATTCGCAACGTGAAGTGCAATTACCCAATCGTGCAAAAGAATTGATTGAAAGTGTGATAGCTGACAATATTCTTGCAGGTAGACCCACAGATCCCGATCAATATATATTTATATCTACAAGTGGCACTCCGCTTGCGCTGCACTCATTTAACGCTATACTCCATAAAGTAGAGGAAGAGTTGGAATTAGAAAAAAGTCTATCCTCACATATATTCAGACATAGCCACGTTTCACTATTATCTGAATTAGGCGTACCTCTTAAAGCCATTATGGAGCGTGTAGGGCATTCTGATGCAAACACAACTCTGTCTATTTATAACCATGTAACAAAAAGAGCCAAACAACAAGTAATTGATAAACTAAATAGCCTTTGA